ATCAATTTTCAATTCAGAGAAGTAGCGCCTCATTCCCAAAAACCAAAGCGATTGTTTATCGAGTAATTCACGGCCAAGGAGAATTTTTTGCAAGCGGAAATCACCAGATTTTTTTAAAAGGTTATGGTTATCAATCTGTTTCGGAAATAATTCAGTCATTTTCTTGTAATCATAATGCCTCAAATGCTGTTTTAATTTCCCATCCTTTGACCATTTCGGACATGAACCTTTTAATGTATCGCTTAAATGATCTTTATTCGAACTATACAGTCTTAGATTTTCAAAACTATTATGAAATGGACAACCGTCAACGTGATCCACAACTTCATTTGGCAATAGAAGTCTTCCGATCTTTATTTCCATCATTATCCGATGTTCTAAAATTCTTCCTACGATCCTACCAGGGATCTTCCGTATATGGGGATGTTCAGGGCCACAAGAAATTAGAATATAACCATTCCGATCTACATACCGGCCTGAACTCCAACTTGGATGTAAAGGGCCTCGACTCATTCCAGTCCTTTTTCTTCTCTTCATCTTGTAAACAATCTGATATTTTCGGACAGTCTCTTCGCAAACTCCCAAAAGATCACCAATTTCTTTGCATGATTTTAAACCATCTGAAAGCTCTTTTATTTGATCAATTTTGTCTTGAATTATTGGATGTTTCGGCATGTGAAAATCCTATACTGGCAATAGAGCAGGTGTCAAAACAATGGGTTTGGGATGTTTCAGTTGAAAGAACAAACAATTATTTTTCTGATGGAGCAATTCATCACAACTCGGGAAAGAGTGAGGTAGGGGCCGTAAAGGCCGGCATGTACCAAGAATTAAAGCCAAACATAAGGCATAAAGGGATAGATCCCTACTTGGGAATAATAGCAGCACCTACAAGAGACATGTTGGCCCGTTTATCCTGGAAGAAGTTCCTTCTCTACTGGAATCCATTTATTCAAAAACACATAGCTAATCCTCTCACAATATGGTGGCATGACCATGAGGATTACGTTAATGAAAGCATGATTTACGGTATTAGTGCTGATACTCCCGAACGCTTAGAGGGCGTGAAGGCCAGTTGGATTTTTATAGACGAAGTGCTGCAAGTAAAAGAACAGTTTTTCTTAGAATGCCTTGCTCGTGTTGCTGACACGGAAGGCTTCATTATCTGTACGGGATCGCTTGGCGTTCAGCACATCAACCCTAAACAACATTGGGCCTACAAATATTTTAAAGAGACAATGTTAGAGGATACGGCCTGCTTCGAATGGTGTACGAAAGATAATCCTTATTTTCCACAAAAAGAATTAGTCAGGCTTTCAAATACCTTAGACGTTAAAACTTTCAATGCAATGTTCACTATCAACTGGGATGTCACGCCGAAAGCAGCGGTTTATGACGAATGGTCAGAGGCCAATGAAATATCAAATTATCAATATGATTCCAAGCTCGAAACCTATATATCAATAGACTGGGGATGGACTCATCCCATGGCCGTTGGATTCTATCAATATGATAGGAGAAAAGATCACGTCTATAAGTTTGATGAAATAGTTAAAAGCAAAATGACCTTAGATCAACTCTACCAAGAAATCATTAAAAGAAATTGGATTAAAACAGTCAGGGATACAACCAAGATAAGAAGGCCTAATGGAGAGTATGAGGATTTTGAATTTGACCGTATTACAAACATCACTGAGTTTTGTTGTGACATAGCAGGGGATCAGACCAGGGAGCAAATGGGTATTTCAAACATCCTTTACATGCAGGACAAGTTTAAGCTCAAATTTAAAAGGTCAAGGTCGGCAATTATTGACGGGATAGTCACAGTTAGAAGCTATATTAAAACCGCATCGGGTAATGTCCGATTCTTTGTAGATCCCAAAAAATGCCCTGAATTTATCAATGGGGTAAAACGCTATCGCTTTCCCGAAAAAGACGGTATTATTTTATCTGAAGTCCCCGTCAAGGAAAATGACGATGCCATGGATGAGACAAGATATTTCTTCGTGAACTATCTTGCCGACAGGGTAGTCATGACAAGGCCTTCGCAATCTAAGCAATGGTAAAAGGATTTATCAATGTTAAAAGACGACATAGAATGGCTTCTGGCCATTATTAAGCAAAAAGAAGCTCAAATTGATTTCAATACTAAGCTATTCGAAATTATGGAAGGTAACCTTATCAAGTACATTGATCAGGCCCTTAAGAATCAGCTTTCCCCTAATGCCTACAAAATTGCTCGGGAAAGAATAGTTCCTATCAATATTTTGAGAAGGATTGTCTCAAAGCTTTCCAAGCTTTATTCAACTTCACCCAAAAGAACGACGGACTCTCCCAATGATCAAGAATTGGTAGACCTCTATTCCCAAAAGGGCGTCCTTGATCATCACTACGCTAACCACAATTTTAACTACAATTCTTATAAATATTCAGCTCTAGAATTCTTTGTTGAGGATGAAATGCTGAAACAAAGGGCCTTGCCAGCGACACAATTTATCGTGGCGTCTAAGGATAAGGTCAACCCGTTAAATGTAACACATTACATTAAGTTCATGGGTAAGATGACAAAAATGTCTAATGGTAAGGCCAAGATTGTAGACAAATATTGGGCCTACACCGACGATGAATTTTTGGCCTTCGATTCTGAAGGTGAAGTATTCGGAGAGGACACGGACATTGTTAAGGGCATAAATACTTTTGGCATTATCCCTATGAACTACGTCAAGAATTCATCTAACCTTTTAGTACCTCTCCAGGATGACGACCTTGTTCAAATGGCAATTAATATTCCCGTGAAGCTTACTGACCTAAACTTCGCACAGCAGTTTCAATCTCACGGGATCATCTACGTCAAAAATGCGGATAACACGAATCTACAGGTTTCCCCCAACACTATATGGGAGCTATCATCAAGAGACCCAGACAAAGAAGTTGAGGTAGGAACACTACAACCACAAGTACAAGTCCAGGATGTTCTAGACCTATGTCGGTTTGAGATATCAGCATGGCTTGAATCAAAGGACATTAGACCAGGGACAGTGGGGCAAGCAGGTCAAGACGGGTCTCTTTCAGGTCTTTCCCTTCTGATTCAAAATGCTGATATCTCAGAGAATAGGAAAGAACAAGAACAAATATTCAAGTCATCCGAAAGCGATTTCTGGAAGCGACTAGCGACTATCCATAACAATCTTGCAAGATCGGGAATGATATCCGAGCGTGCAACATTCTCAAGTGATGATATTGAAGTATCAGTTGAATATGACACTCATAAGCCTTATGAATCACGATCCGAAAAAGTAACACGACTTAAAATGGAAGTGGAAGCTAAGTTCACGTCCATTGAATCGGCAATGAAGGAGTTACATCCCGATATGTCCGATACAGAATTAGCACAAGAAATGGAAGACATCGCAGAAGGCCTTACGGTTGAGGTGCCTGCAAATAACGAAACTATGCCAACGGAGGGCATGAGTTCAAGTGACATGGAAGAAAACAACAATAGCAGATAGTCCAGTTTTGGAAATTGAACTACCTGAAAAGTTAAAACCTAATCAAAGGCAAGCGATTGCTCAAGAAGTCATAGACTTCATTGTTGAGCGCACCCAAAAAGGCCAGGATGTTAAAGGTGATAAGTGGTCGGGTAGTCGTGGTACTTATTCCCCAGAATATATTAAATCACTAGATTTTAAGATTGCTGGGAAATCTAAGAAGAAAGTAGATTTAACTCTTTCGAGTGAAATGCTCAACGATCTTGAGATAATTAAACATGCTAAAGGGAAAATAGTTATCGGCTATGGTCGGGGGAATGCTTCCCGTGGTAAGGCGGAAGGAAATATTCTTGGAACTTATGGTCAACCTGATCCAATACCTGGAAAGTCTCGACCATTCTTAGGGATTACGGGAAAGAAATTAGCTGAAATAGTTGATCCCTACTTAGGAGAGTCTAATGACACCTAAGCAGTTCTCAAAAAAACTAAATGATATTCAGAAAAAATATGAAAAGAACTTTAAAGAAATAGTCCAAGTGGCAAAATCACCTCAATTTCTACAACCAATTGCAGTCATTGCGGCGGATTTAATAAGAAAACGAACTAGGCTTGGCTATGGTGTTAGGGGAGAAGGGGCCGAAAGGGAAAGATTGAAAGCCTTAAGTCCTAAATATGTTGATTTTAGAAAAAAGAATCCAAGGCTATCAGAATTTACAACGGCCAAGAGATCTAATTTAACCTTTACAGGTCAACTATTAGACTCATTAAAGGGCCGGACAACTACTAGAGGCATTGTTGTCTATTTAGATCCCAGGAGAGTTGGGACGAAATTAACTAATGGACAAATTAAAGACTACCAGGAGAAACAAGGCCGGTCTTTTTTCTATTTATCTAGAACTGAAATAATAAACGTAGAACGAGTCTACAGGTTAAAAATAATTGAAGAATTAAAAAAGAGATTCGTCTTAGTGAGATGAGCTTGATTAATTCAAAAAAGGAAATTATCATGGAAGGAAATGATCAAGTCCCTAGTGGGGAGCCAACTGCTAATCTTAGTGAGATTAGCTCGGAAACGGAATCTAAAGCACCTGGTAAAGTTGATTACAACACTTACCAACGAACTTTAGGTCAACTTAAGTCAACTAAAGCAAAATTGCAAGAATTTGAGGATA